GGCCGGTGTGGCGATCCATTCCGATCATCTACGTCACTCCTTGAACGGCTCGTATTCTTCGCTGGCTTTCAGGAACTTGATCGCCTCGAAGTCAGAGACCGGCACAACGACCGTCGCCTTATCGACCGGATAGGAACGGTCAGTACCGGGCACGATCAATTGTCGCGACGTGTAGAGCTTGTCGCGGAATTTCAAGAATTCCGGCGATGGGTACATTGAGGATGCAATTGCCGGTTCCGAGGACGCTTGCACCTCAGTGACGGTCGTATCGATCTTGGCCATGTATTTCTCCAGGCATGAAAAAGCCCGCACGCGGCGGGCTACAGATTTAGGTGACACTCAGACCGATAACGGCTGAGTCTGCAATGCTTTAACAACAGCTGACGATATCTGCTCGGGGCTGGCATCACCGCTCGCGCTGATCGTGAGATTAACGGTCATGCCCATCGCAGCCCGAGGCTTGGGAACGTACCGCCCACCGCTCAAGGCTAAACACAGCCCTTGGGCGATTTCTTCAGGATCGTTTTCACCCGCAAACAAGCGCTGCCAAAACTGCAACATGCGAGCGTTGTCAGCGAATTGGGTGACCTGATAGCCCACCATTTTTGAGATCAGAAAACGGTCTGCACCATTAATTGGGTCAATCGCTGGTTTTGCCATAGGCACTCAATGCGTGTGGTGGTTGCTGTTGCCACCGGCGTCGATGATTGCGCCGGCGCTGGTGATGCCTTTGGTAACGTGTAGCGGCCCGTCGATCATCACCGCCGCTTTCAGATTGATGTTGCCGGTGGTGACGTTCACGGCGCTGTCAGTAATAACCGCTTCCGTGCTGGCCACTTTGATGGTGACCGTACCGCTCGGCAGCGTGATGCTGTAGCTCTTGGCCTGCCAGTCGTAGATCAACGAGCCTCCATCATCGAAACGCCAGACCTCGACGTGGTCGCGATTGTCCGGTGGCGGGCCGGCATTGCCATACAGACCCGGGACAAACGTGCCTTGTGACACGTCACCGCTGGGACTGATCAAACTGCCCTGCTCGCCCATGGACGGCGCCCGCCAATGTCTGGCTTTACCGGCGGCGATGCTGTGCCAGCGCACCCAGGCGCTGACCCAATCACTGCCATCTGACACTCGGCACACCGGCGGCGAGGCGGACAGATCCACCGCGACCACATAGCAAGCCTTGACCACCCCGGCGAGCATCCGGTCGTGCTGGGCGCTCGCGTAACCACTCACATATCCTCCGCAGGGACAAAGTCCTCTTTGGCGTCGTTGTTGAATCCAATGAGCAACATGCCCGGCGGCTCGTCAGGCCAAAGCCATTCCTGCGGGCCGAGATAGACTTGCTGAGTCCACTCCACCAGCCAGACCGTGTAGCCGTCCAGGTGCGGCTGCGTCCAGTCCTGCAGCGACTGCACAAACTCGGCGGGTTCAACTGCCAACCCCCACGTCTGCGCACGCAGCAGCACCGCCAACTGGGTCGCCAATTGCACGGCCTGTTGGTGATGATGCGGCTTGATCGGGTCAACAATGATCCGAGCCTCGAACTTGCAGACCAGCGAGGTTTCGCCGGTGCCGATATCGGCACCCGGCTCAATCTCGGCCACCTCCAGAAACACCGCCGGCAGCAACACGCGATCCTTAATGTCTGGCCAGGCTGTGACGTCCTGCACGCCGGGCAAGTGGGTACGCAGATGCTGTTCTACCGCCCGATAAAGCTGATCCAGGCTGAACGGTTCCTCAGACATTGCCGATCCTCTTGAGGTATTTCTGCAGCTCAAAGTTGAGTTCTTGTTTGAGAATCGTCAACAGGATCTCATCTGCCTTTTTGACCCAGCTGTCGAAATGCGGCCGGGCCTGTTCCAGCGACACCTTGGCCTTGGCCAGCGGGAAACGACTGCCGTTTTCGGCAACCCAGCCCGAACTCGCCCCGCGACCGGGGGAGACCGTGCTGTCGGGGTAGTCGTCCCCGTTGAAATGCTTGCTGGCTGTGCGGATCCAGATGTCGGGTTTGTTGCCGTAGACCTTCTTGAGAAAGGCGCCTTGGTAACGCCGCCCCGCCACTGATACGCCGCTGCCGGTTTGCCGCGCCCGGCCGATCCGGCTGGACTCGATGGCGTTCAAACCGAACCACAGTTTGCCGCTCGCAGCCGCGCCGGAAACTGGATAGCTGCGCAACCGCTGACGTACCGCTGCTACGGCAATGCGCTCTGATCGGCCGACTGCTCGGGCGATGTGCGTGCGCAACCGTCCCAACGTTTTGTTGATCGCGCGCCGATGCGCCGCAGCAGCCGCTTTCGGCACCAACTTGGCAAAGTCCTGAAACGCCTGAAAATCTGGGGCCGAGGACTGGATAGAGATCATCCCGCCCCCGGCCGAGGGTTTGAAATAGCTGCCTACGCTCATGGCCGTAACCTCAGAATCAAGGCGACCAAGCCGTCACCGCTTGGCTCAAGTTGCAGCAGATCGTAGTCACCGCCGCCATCCAAGGCAGGCAAGTCAACGCTGACCAGCAGGCCCTGCCGCAGACCTTGCGAATCGCTGACGCGGATCTCGAAGCGCGGCTCGCGCAACCCGGTGTTGAGCTTGCCGAGCTTGGGTTGCAGCCAAGGCGCAGCGAACATGCCGAACACTGGCTCTTCGCGACCCTCAATCCGCGCCGTATCGCCCAGCGTTTCGAACACCACCGCGTCGACGTCGGCGACCAGATCGCGAAAGCCCACGGTCAGAGTTCCAGCAGGATCTGGGCGCGCGGTCGAGTGCACAAGTGCAGTGGGTTGGACTGGGCTTCACCGGCCATGCCTTTGTTGAAGGGCAGCGGCTCGATCATGCTGTAGTAAGGGATGCCCTGCGTGTTGACCGTTTCCATGTAATCAGCCGGTGCAAACACCGAGATGTACAGATCAGGCACGCCTTCGGGAACCAGCAGCGCCTTGTCGTCATGGACGAAGGAAACGCCGGCGACCTTGCCACGGTAACGCTCCCAGATGATGCCGCCGAACTCGAAGCTTTCGCGAGCGTCACCACGCAGCGCTGCCGCTTGCTGACTGTTGAGGTAGGTCTCTTTGACCGACTTGTGAACAATCAGCTTGTTCCAGAAGTTCTTGCCGCAGAAAGCGCGCGAGCCGGTACTGGTCACGCTGCCCAGCGCATCCTCCTGCATGTCCAGCGCCTCACCGCACATGACCCGCAGCTCGGTATCGGCCTTAGTCAGCCCCATGGACATCTTCTGACGCTGCACACCGAAGGACGCATAGATGTCCAACAGCGGGGTTTGGCCATCGGCATCAAGGATCAGGCCGTTGAGTGCGCCCATACGCTGGAATTCGTGCGTGGCGTCCAACTGGCGCCGCGCCTTAGCCAGGCGCGCATTGACCACGTCCTGCACCGCCTGCAGCTCAGTGCGGGTACCGAAGGCGCGAATGCCTTGGATCTCATCCGCCTTGATGGTGAAGCGCTCAGGCAGGTGCACGGTGTTAAACGGGATCAGTTTGCGCTTGCTCGCCGCAACCACCAGGCCAGAACCACCGCGCTCACCGGCCGGCACCAGTGCCAGGGTGTCACCGTCCTTTTCAATCTGCACGGTCAGGGTGGTGATGCCTTCCTCGCGGAACAGGCCCAAAGCGCTGATACGGCCCGGCAGGTAGGGCTGATCATTAAGTGCAGCGGTCAGCGCGGTGACAGTAAATGCTTCGTCGTCAAAAATGGCGATATCGGCCATGGGTACTCTCCAGAAACGAAAAATCCCGCACACGGCGGGATGCATATGAAAAAAGGAACCGTCTTAGCGGACGATCACCGAATGAGCGGCCAAGGCTTTCTCGGCAGCCAGATCGAGGCCGGTCAAATGCGCTTCACTGACCTCGGCCAACCGCACCACGGCGCGACCGCGACGCACCACATCGGATTCACCGAGCGGGCCGTAGAGAATGGCGACAGCGTTTTCGGTGCCGTCCTCCGCAGTCGGTTCGTAGGGTGCGAATTCGCCGGAGGCGGTCACCAGCCCGAGGATTTGTCCGGGCCACAACGCTGGGCCGGCCGCGACGTTGATCGCTTCACGCGAAATGGTGCCGGCACCTTCGGACAGCAGGAATTCACCTGCGTGCATCGGTTCCTGTTTGATGGTCATGCTCGTGCTCCTTTCGCGCTTTGCGCGGTTCCAGTTTGGGCCGCTTGACGAGCAGCCCAAATCGAGTTGGGGTCAGGTTGTTTGGCCAGCACCTTCGGCGCCGGGTCATCATCGAGTGGCAGGCTGCTGTCGATTTCAAAGCCTTTGCCGCTGGTGACAATCTTGTCGAACAGACGCGCCCGCACTGCCGGAGCGTCCAGACCCGCCGCGACATACTCGGCGCTGAATTCCGGCAGACGCGCGGCCACGCAGAGGTCGTTCACCGCCTTCGCGCGTGCCAGGCCGACGGTAACGATCTCTTCGCTTTCAAGCTGAGTAGACTTGAGCAGCGGCTCGATCAGGTTGCTGATACCCGCCGCCGTACAGCGCTGAGTGATCAACAGTGCCAACTTGGCCGATTCGACCACCGGCGGCACTTGTGGAGGATCGACCGGCTCAATATCGGCCGGATCGACCTCCGCTGGATCGTCGAGCTGGGCCAGCAATTCAGCCGGTGCGTTCTGGAAGCGTTGCAGCACCGCGCCTTGACCGAGGCAGGCTTTGACCTTCACGCCGTCACCGACTTCATCGGCAAGCCCCAGTGCCACCGCTTCGTTGGCGGTCAGCCAGGTTTCAGCCGCTACCAAGCGCCGCAGCTCAACCTCGTCAATGTCCGGTGCCTTGGCCTTGTACGCCGCGATGATCGCTTCCATGGTTTTATCGAGAACATCGGCAATCTTGCGGAAGCCTTCAGCATCACCGGCGGCGTAAGTCCATGGGTTATGGATCATCAACATCGCGTTGGAAGCGATCACCACGCGGTGGGCACCGCACACAGCCACACTGGCCGCACTCGCTGCCAGTGCATCGATCCGGCCGGTGCAACGTTCGCCCAAGCGCGACAGTGCATTGTGCATAGCCAGACCGTCGAACAGGTCGCCACCGATGCTATTGAACGCAGCCACCACCGGTGAAACACCGTCATCCATGGCGCGCAGATCCTGCACGAACTGATTGGCAGTGATGCCCCACGCGCCGATCTCGCCATAGACGAAAACTTCGATTACTCGCTCGGTGGCCTCGCCGCTGGCATGAACGGCGTACCAGGTCTTGTCCTGTACCTCGACGCGTTTGCCGGCGCGGTTGTAAATACGCGGTTTCGCGGTTTTGCTCATGGTTGCTCCTTGTCGTCGTTGTCTTCGACGGCATCCAGGGTGTTGTAGTTGAGGCCCAATGCGGTGGCGCGCGCCAAATCGGCAGCGTTTTCCAGATCGACCGTTTCGGCGTCCGCGCCAGTGCGCAAAACCATCTCGCTGCGCGACGCAAAACCGGCTCTAACCTCCATCGCTCGCGCCTGCACGTCCTGCACCGGCTGGATGTAGGCCCAGCCTTGTGGCACCCAGCGGGTGCGCAGGTATTGGCGACGCTTCTGTGCGTAATCGTCCAGCACCAAGACACCCGACAGCACCGCCATGTCCATCCACGCTGCCCGTACCGGGCGACAGAGTTGATGCACGTACACGCTGAACTGCAGTTGTTCCAGACGACGCCGAAACTCGTTGAGTACCACCCGCAGCGCTCGATCGTTGATGCCGCGCATGTCGCCGGTGAGAATCTCGTAAGGCGTGCCCGATCCCGCTGCTGCAGCCATCAATTGCTGCCGCATGAAGTCTGGGTAGTTGTTGCCCGCGTCCGGCGGTTTGGAAAACTCAACCTCCTCACCCGGCCCGAGTTCCTGCATGGTGCCGGGTTCGAGCGCGACCATCGGGGTGAACCCGTCGCGATCAAGATCCAGCAGAGCGCCGGTGAGCGGATCCCGTGGTATTTGCCCGGAGTCCGGCGCCGGACGGCTGATAAAGCCAGCAAACAGGTTGGCTACTTCCTGACGGAACAGCACCGCGTCGTCGTAATTGTCGAGACTGCGCAGGCGTTTGAGCACCGGCGACAATCGAGGCACACCGCGCAGTTGTCCTGGCTCCACCGGTTCGAAAATGTGCAGCACCTGCGCGGCGGGCACGCGCACTAGCTGGTTGTAGCCGGCGTTCAACGAGGCCGAGTCACGCGGATGCGACAGGTACATCCAATACGCTGCCCGCTTGCCGCCGGGGGTGAACTCGATGCCGGCGCGGATGATGTTGCCGCTCTTGGTGCTCTCGAATTTGTCGTGCGGCACGAACTCCGGCGCCAGAATCTGCAACTGCAGCGGAACCGCCAAGCCTTCGTCCCGACTGCGAGGACGCAAACGAACAAAGCATTCACCCGATGTTTCCACCGTGCGCGCCACCAGCGCCTGCTGGCCATAAAAGTCGGTGCGATCATCCGCATCAGACTCATCGACCCAATCGCCCCACAGCTCCTGCAGCAGTTTGCGCAAGGCATCATCGTCGATGGTTGGACGTGGGGTGATGCCCGTGCCAATCAAATTGCTGACGCGCTTGTCGATCACGTTGAAGGCATACGGATCATTGCGAACCGCTGCCCGGGAGCGCGACCGCAAATTGCGCAGTGCCGGTGTGTTGATGCTGTTAATCCCGTTGTCGGGAGCGTCCCAGCCAGCGGATCGGCGCCCCTCACCAGCGCCTTCGTAACTGGCCTTGATGTTGGACGGCAACACAAATCCGTTACGGGTCAGCGTCGGAAATTGGCGGGCCATCAGACCCCCTTCCCTGAGTGGTACAGCCGAACCACGCGCGAACGTGGCCCGGCGGCGCTGGCCATCGACGAGCGTATTTCCTCGCGCGCCTTGAGCAGCTCATCGACCGTGCGGTATTCCACGGTACGGTCGGTGTAGCGCACAGTTTTTTCACCGCGAGCAATGGCCGCCTCAACCGCATCGAGGTGCTTTTTCGTAAATGACATATCAGCGTCTCTTCAGGTAGCCACTGGTGGAACTGCGGCGTTGTGGGGGAGCGGTTGGCGGACGTGATTTCACGACTGGTTGCGGCGCCTGTGGTGCTGCCGGTGTTACGACTGGCTGACTGAGCCGTTCGCTCTGAACGGGCTGGCCACTGTCGCCCGAAACCGACTGGTAGACCGCCTGCCGAATCCGCGACCAATCGTGATCTTGGTAGCGATTGATGCCGAGGTAATGGGCCATGGCCAGGTTGTACACCAACAGATCAAGCGCTTCGTTGCGCTCGGCTTTGCCCTTTGTCCATTCGATGCGCTTGTGGCCACGCACATAACGGGTGACTTTGCGCTCAGCCACGCACTGAGCGAAAAAGTCATCCGGCAGGTCGTTGGCAAGGTGCAGCGCCCCCGGGCCGGTGTCGAACACATAGCGGTTGTAGATCCAGTCCTTCGCCGTGTCGGTACCAACAATCCAAAGCTCGGCGCCATGCCGTTCAGTCAGGCCTTTCCACGTCACGTCGACCATCGAAGGTCGCTGCGCGATCACCGGCCGGCCCCGCTTGCTCGCGCCCTTGATGGCGAACACGCTGCGCCAGCGGCGCATACGACAGAACTGATAAACCTCGTCCGTATGGTTACCACCGGAGTCGACCGCAGTAGCCATGATGATCAGCTCAGCACCACAAGGGTGTCGGTAACGGGCCTTGAGTAACTCATCCAGCGCCGCCCAGGTGCGCTCATCTGCGGGGTCGCCGGTGACCACTTGGAAGTCGACCACCCAGCGTTCCATGCCGACACCCCACCCCATCACCATCAGTTCCAGACGGTTGGCTTGGGTGTCAACCGAAGCGGTCAGCATCAACACGCCCTCAGGCATTGAGCCAAGCCCGTAGCTTTCCAGTCGCGCCCGATCCCTCAGCAAATCGGCTGAGGTTTGTTCCTGAGCGCTATCCCAGACCTTGGCCAGACGGGTGTTATAAAACACCTGCATCGGCTCCAGATCGCCTTTGGCCTGAGCCTTTTTAGCCTTCTCGAATTGCTTGGCTAATGAGGCCCAACCCGTCCAGCCGGGCGGCGAGTACAACGCATTCAAGTTGAAACCAATGGTTTCGCCATCGCCTTGGGTGTGTGATCGCCACTCCCCTTTCGCGAGCATCTCGCCCTTATAGCGCTCCTCGATCAGTACGTCGCAGTCGGGGCCGGCACATTGGTAATGCACAACCTGATAATCCGCCGAGTAATGCAACCGCTCCCACTCCAGAACCTGCATGTGTTCACAGGTTGGACACGGCACGTAGTAGTAACGCTGATCGCTGACCTCAAACAGATCAGCGATCCGTGACGCCCCTCTGATCGTCGGCGAACTGGAAAAATAAAATTTGGCGTTACGGCCGAACGTACTGCCGCGAGTCTCGGCCAGTTCGACCGGGTCGCCCTCTTCACCCACGTCCACACTCCAGCGATCAACCTCGTCGCCGTAGATGTAGCGTGCGGAAAGTTCCGCCAGGTTGGCCGCAGAACCGGCTGTGGTGATGTACAGCGAACCACCCTCGAATTCCTTCGTGTCCATGGTGTTGCGCGCATCTCGCGAGCGGTTAGACGCCACGCGCTCACGCAGAACCGGCGTGGCCTTGATCGTTTTACCGATCCGCGACGATACCCGCTTGGCCAACCCCAGGCTGGGCAACAACGTGAGGATGTTGGACGGGGCCATATGGATCAGGCCGCCGATCCAGTTCAAGGCGATCTGCGTTTTCATCAACTGCGAAGCCACCATGGTCACCACGCGCTTGCACGGGTGAGCTGGTGACAGACAGCGCATCGGCTCACGCGCATAAGGCGTTCGCGAAGTGTGATATTGACCAGGCTCGGCAGCACCCGTGTCGCGCGGGATGCGCATGTACTCGTCGGCCCACTGATCAATCCAGACATCTGGCTCTGGTCGCTGCCCACGGAAATACGCTTCGCGGTACACCGTCGCACCGTTCGACATTTCTAAGGACATAGGTTTAGCTCAGGGTAATGGCTTGTTGTAGATCTGCTGCAGACAGCCGCTCAGCATCTTCCAGTGTTTGTCGCAAAGCCGAGGTCAGACGCTTTTCGATTTGCCATGGATCAGACAGCGAGGCCAGTTCAGGCGACAGCTGTGGTGCCATTCCAAGCAAAAGATCACGCAGTAAGCGACCGGCGTTATAGGCCGCGTCTTCGACCGCTTTGCGCTCGACCAAGGTGCCTTGGGCTTTAAGGAAGTTGTTTTTTTCCTGAAGCGACAGGTAGTGCTCACGAAGCGCGCGTGACCGTTGAAAGTCGGGTACCTGCCCAGAGGGGTCATCTACAAAGTCTGCGATGACTATTTCCAGCGGTGGCTGATCCCCCCGCTTCGGGCGATTGCGCTCATGTCGAGCGGCGACGGCGGCCTTGCTCGGGTCGCTCGTCATGGCCAGAAGCTGCTCGCTGGCATCCACATCAATCTGCCCGGCGGCATTCAGAACCAGTCGTTGACTCTTGACCAGCTTGCCAACGTATTGCCTCGACCACCCCTTCAGCTCGCAGTACTCCTTGCGAGTTACAAAAGCCATGCGGGCCTCCATCGTCGTGGCTTGTTAAGCCTGTCAACTAACCCGGCTTAGTTGACAAGCCTTTTGACCATTGCGCCGGGGCGACTGTTCGAGAATCTGAACAGGTGTAAAAAGTCCTGCAACCCAATAGAACCGGGGGCTTTATTAAAAAATCGCTGTTTGGATCACGCGAACGCTGTGGCTGAGAACCAAGAATTTCTTGTCAACCTGTCAACCGCTGTCAACTAACTTTCCAGCCCTGTGGCTAACGCTTTCCCGCGGGTTTCCGACCCCGTACCCTTCGAAAAACCCCAGGGGCCCCGGGCATTTTTCGGCACCAAAACGGTGCAGCGGCGCTCGCGCGGCCGAGACTGCCGCCGCATTGAGCGATCTATTGACCTTGCACATGTAACTGCAACCCCTGTGACGCGTCACACCTAGCGAATAGGGCCGGTGTTTCGCAGATCAGCCAGAAACGCCTCAATAGACGAGCGGAATTCCTGAGGATCGCCGCCGATGATGTTTACCGTGCCAATCGAAACAGGTGGCAGCAAATCAACCATACCCAGCTCAGTGGCAGCCGAAGCGCACAAGCACTGAGCCGGTACAGATTCAGGGGCCGCCGGCCGCTTTACCACCGACGACACATTGAAGAACTGAGCGACAATCTGGTCGCCACGCACAAAAGTGACTGATCGACCAGTAACGTCGGCGTGGTGGTTGTCAGCCTCAACATCGTGAGTCGAACCACCCAGAAGAACCACATCGAATACAGACCTGCTCATTTGAACCCCTCGTTATGCGTAACGGCCGGCACATCACAAGCGGCCGACTCTCGACAATCGACATGCGCCGAAACGGCGAACGCCACCAGAACAACCAGAACCAGCCGCAGCGGCCGCAACATCACAGCGAATCCGCCTTGCGCTCAGCCCAGCGACGGCCGAACTGGCGTACCTGCTCAACACCGAGCATCCCGACCACCCCACCGACGCCGTAAGACCACCCGCCGCTCATGCCGGCTTTTTCTGCGCCGATGCCGACCAGGAACACCAAAACTCCACCCAGCGCGGCCTCCAACAATTGGCGATCCCAACGCGGTTCTTTGGCTTCGTAGAGAATCCGCAGATAACTCAGGACGAAGGCCAGCAGGCCGACAAATCCGTGATCCTTGAGCGCAGCAGCAACAATGACCCAGAAAGCCGGGTCTTTTTCTGGGGGCATGTTCGGCATCTCGTTGTCTCCCGAATCACGGGGGAATAGGCATAAAAAAACCCCCGACCTGTGAGGGCCGGGGGCTGAATTGACTGTTTTGCGATGAGTATCGTGGCCGGAACAACACCACAATGACGCAAACGATAGGGGAAACTGCAAAAGGTTGCAACTCTTTTCGTGTAAAAAAACACTAGACGTGTAAACCCCCGCCACTGTCAACCCTTTGCCTTTTGGAGCAGGTCACAACTCCAAGGCCCGCTTGAGTGGCGGCAAAGCGCAGGACAACTCCCCCGCCCAAACCCCGCCGCAGCCCCGTGGCAAAGGCTTTTGACAGGCCGTACAGATTTTGTTTTCGACAATTCCGCGCTGCTGTCGGAGCAATTCGTTGTCACGGCGGATCAGCGTCAGCAGGTATTCGGTTGCGGTATACGGCTCGCCGCCAAAGGCCCGGAATTCAAGGCCCTCAGCCAATTGCGCCGCCTCGGCCGGGCCGACTCTCAACTTCAATTCCACGACACCGGCGAACGCGTCACGTTCGCGCTGATCCCGCTTGCGCTCCGCCGGTGTCTTCGCCCTTTCTTCATCGTCGTGACGCGTCACAAGATCAATCAATGGGCCTTCGACGCGATCGGTCGCCACATCCAGACCACCCACCACGAACGGAAACGTTGGCACTTCGGTCATCGTTTAAATCCTCTTATATGTTTAATTTGGGTTGTTCGGCTCAGGCCAGCGATTCTGCGGGGTCTACGGCATTCGGCATTACGGCGCGTCTTGCTCCTGTCTTGTCCTGCAACGCGTCAAAACCCTGTGTATCGAGCCATGCGTGCCACCGCTCCAAGGCGTTGCGCTTGACTTGATCGCCCAGCGCTTGGAAGTAGGTGCGCTCCAGATCGCTCAGCGCGTGGTTCAGCAGCAACTTGGCAATCAACGGATCGACGCCGAGGTTTGCCCATATAGAAGGCGCGAGTTTGCGCAGGTCGTGGCTTGTCCATTCGCCAGCGCCGTAGCGGGTGAATACGGCAAAGGCCTGACTGCGGGACATTGAGGAACCATCGCGACCGGTCGACGGAAACAAATAAGCCCCGCTATACCCCTTCGCCTCTTGGGCCTCACGGTAACGACGCAGAAAGGCCACAACCTGCGGGGTCAGCGGCAATACATGGTCGCGCTTGGCTTTGGTATCAACGGCAGGAATGAACCATTCACCCGCTTCCAGATGGATGTTTTTCCATTTGGCCAGACGGGTTTCAGTGATGCGCGTGGCATGGGTCAGCATCAGAACCATCAGCGCAACGCCGGCCGGATCCGCCGCAAAGAACTCAGCCCACTCAGCCAGCAGATCCACCACGGCGACATGTCGCAGACGTGCGCCCTTGGGCCGGATCTTGGCTTTGGTGAAGTTGCCAAACGTGATACCCGCCATCGGGTTGACGGTAATCTTCTTGAGGGTCAAGGCACGGCTAAACACCACCTTCAGCACGTCCAAGGTCGATTTGACGTAGCCCAGGCTGTATTCGGCCTGCATGTGCCACACCAGATGGCGATCGAGGGTGTCGGCATTGAGTTTGCACAGTGCCAAGTCGCCCAACGCGGGCAGCAACTGGCGGGTGATTGCCGACATCGAGGACGCCCGGCGCTCACTGGATAGCGCCCGGTCAGCCTTCAACCGTTCGACGTACCAGTCCAGCACCTGGCCGACGCGCTCCCAGCCATCGACGGTGGCCACCGCTGTCGGATCGGCCATCAGGCGGGCCAGCACCTCGGGGACGCTGTCGATCATCAGGCGTGCCGGCACGTCGGGCCAGTTCGCCGCCTTGCGCCACTTCGGGCCGTTGTTGTAGCGCACCAGGTGCCAACTGCCTTTGGTGCGATCGTTACGGTAACGAAAGCGCAGCGGGTGCCGTGGGTCTTTGAGTTCATCAATGTGCGGATCTGCAGCGTGCCGCTTGATCACCGCGTCAGAAATAACGACTGTGAGTGTTGCCATGGTGCGTGCCTCAATGGTGCCCACGGCCATGCCGGCGGGCGGCGTTGTCTTTCTTCAGGCAAAGCAAGGCCGCACACGCAGCAATGCTCAGGAATCGAATGGTTGGAACGGTTACAGCGAAACTGACGCCTTGCGCGACCAGCCTTTTAACGGGTCACGTCGGCAGACCGGCCTGCCACAACTTCGCGGCGACAGGGGTCAGCGGTTTGGCGAACATCAGGCAATGCACGCCCGGGGCATTCCAGCCGCCGGCGAACTGGTAGCCGGCCAGGTCACCACCCTGATCCATTCGCGCACGCTGTTCGGGGTTGAGCGAAGCCGGCAATTTGCCCAGATCCGTCTCGACATGAATGGCGAACCCAAGGGCATCCCCTACTGCGTAAGGGCTGGCCCCATGAAAGCCAGAAAACAAAGGGTGAAAATTCATTGGATCCCCAGCACGGTTTCAATGGTTGCGCGCGCCTCGGCGAGACGACTGCGATAGGTTCTTAAGCTCACGCCCAAAGCGTCGGCCTTTTCGAACTGACCGATGCCGTCCTGCTCATAACCAGCGATCTTTCGGCGCAAAACAACAGCCCACCAGTTCGCGCCGTACTCCAGACGCAGCACGTCAGCGCGCAGCGCATCAACAACAAACATGCTCAACACGGCCGCTTCAATCTTGCTTTCGAGGCCGTCTACCGGGCCGCCCGATGGGCCCGAACCGCCGAAAAAGATTTCGCCTTTATTGTCGATGAGCTTGGCGAGCATGGATTTTCCACTGGTGGTGCCGCCGCTTTCCGGCCAGCTCCAGCGCGCCCATAGTTCCAAGGCGCTATCCAGACGGTTGTTGCCTTTGCGTCTCGCCATAAAGCCCCCTTTAGCCGCCGGCTTCGGGCGTCAGCTTGTAGCCGTTGCGATACCCGCTCTTGCAGGCCGGGAACTTGAGGCCGCTGGTACACACTGCCAGCCCGAAAGCGTACTCGGCGCGTACACACGCCTTGCAGCCGAGCGCGCGCAGCTCCTGGCCCTCGACGATTTTTGCCGGGTCACCGTAGGCATACCCGGGCAGGGCTTGGCTACGCCCGACCATTGGCCAGATCTCCAAGCGCCGCGCGCACGCTGCCACTGCGCGCCAGATACGCCATACAGGCCTCGGAAAGCGCCTCCAATGGTTCGCGTACATGGGAAAACCCGGCATTGCCATCAGTGACGATCAGGTCACCGAGGCGAATGCTGACCGAACCCGAAGGTCGGCTATAGAGGTGCCACACAAAGCCACCACGGCGGCGGATTTCGTCCGCTTCCAGCTCGCTCAGACAGTTGGCAATCACCAACCCGTCCACCGGTGCCGGTTTGCTTTGGTCGACGGTCGGGCCGTCCAGAAACGCGCGTAGAACCTCCAGACGACGCCCTACGTTTTTCTCGCTTGGAGTGGCCATGGCAAAAGCGGCCAAACGCGCTTTGCCACATAAAACAAGGCGCTCGGCAATTTCGCTACGCTCTCTTGGGTGGCCGCCAGATAGTGCAATCAATAACAAGGAAAACCCCTAAGGCGCGCCATCAGCGGCGAGCCAACTCTAATTTGTCTTTGCGCACAGTCATCAAATGGGTATGCAGGTTGGCCGGCGTAATGCCCGAACCTTCCTGAGTTGCCAGCTCTATGGCGGCATTAATTTCGTCAATCGTGACGTTTGTTGCACACCAGCGTCGGAACAAAGACTGGTTGTAGGGGTCTTTCCCTTGATCCGCAGAAAGACCGGCCTCAGCGGTGAACCATTGGCGCCATTCATTGGCGACACGGGGCAACAGCAGAGGCGGCAAGAAGTCAGAAAAGTTTGTTAGCGTTACGCGTAACGGGGCATTTGGTTCGGACGGCTGATCGACAGTTGCAAAGCCGTCAGTCGCCAAGAAGGTCAGGAAAAGATTCAGCTCAAGCGGGCCGGCCTGCAAAGCTTCACGCCAGTCGCTGGCTGCCAGTTCAATCACACCGACATCCCGCGTAGGGCTGACGGCGAACTGCTCCAACAGTTTGACCAGACGGGCGCAGCCAGGCAGACCGAAACGCTGCTCGACCTTAAGCACGATCGGCAACGTGGAAAAGTGGGCCGGCAGACTAAGCGCTGGCATTCTTCACCCGGGACTTCATCAGTTCCAAGGCGAACGGCGCATAGATGCCATTCCAATCCACGGCGCCTTCGGACTTGGAAAGGATGTTTACGCCGGCAGCAAAAGACGGGCGACGCTCCTTGCGATACCAGGAGGAAACCGTGCGCGGCTCTTCGTCCAGCAGAGTAGCAACGGCGGCAATCGCGACTAGGCTCGGTCTACCCGCCGCCGTCACCCCGCCGATGCTTTCAATCCACTTATTCAGTTCCACGAATAGATATACCTTTACACGAATAGTGTAAGTCTATTTCGACTGGATCCCATTCCTCAAGCTTTTTTTCGCAGTATCTACACTTAAAGTGTATATTTCGTCGTGTTAGGGATAATATCCATCTATTGCCAAGGCGTGAGACCTCACGGCGCCTAATGAGAGATTGCGCATGTCTGAATTAATGGAAATTGTGGCTAAACGGATTAGGCAGTGTCGCCAAGAGAAGGGCTGGACACTGGAAGAAACAGCCGAGCGCCTTGCGCAGGCTTCCGGTCAGCCCTTTGGCTACTCGCGCTTTTCCAATTGGGAACAAGCTTCACGCATGCCGCCGAGCGACATGGTTTTACTACTCGCCAAGGTCTTCGGAAAAACCCCCGCGTGGATCAATGGCTACACCGACACCGACAGCCTCAGCGCAGTCACCTCAAACTACGTAACAGCCAATCCTCCCACCATCCAGACCAAAGCCGGGCCCATCCCGCTCACCCAGGCCTCCGACAGCACGGCGTTCAGCCTTGGCTATGTCGAATCGCGGGGGATGAACTGCAACAAGCTGCTGTATATCAAGCAAATTGACGGCAGCATGGCCCCGGAGATTGCCGAAGGCGACGAGCTTTTGATTGATGGTGACCAGACCACCGTGCGCGGCGCCGACCTCTTCGGCATTATCGTCGCCGGCAACATCTGGATCCGCTGGATATGCCCGGAAATGGACGGCACTTTTATCGTGCGAGCCGGCGACAGCGGGCAATATCCTGATAACAAAATGACCCTCGAAGAATTACAAAAGCTGGATATTGTCGGTCGCGTTGTCCGCATATCTCACGACCGGTAACAAAAACAGCCCTTTGTGTAAGGGCTTTTTTATTGCTCGGATTTACACTTTGCGTGTAACATGCCACGCAACTTAGGAAAGGCAGATTCCCCCATGCAGCAAGGTAGCGAAATGTCCTCAAAAACCCCCAATTCCGTGGCGCAGATCGGCGGCTCTGTTGCCATTCAGCGGCGTCGTGTGGTCGCCATTAAAGAAGTTCATTCGCTGGCCACCACCATGCAAACCGCTGCCCTGTATTGCATTGATCAGGGCCACGTCTCCATCAACGCCATGGAACAAATGGCTGACCTGCTCGGCCTCATGCGCCGGCAACTGGACGCGCTGCAACTCGACCTCTCCAACTAACAGCCCTCCCCTATTTCGCAAGGAAGCGTCCCCCATGAATGCCCGCATTCAAATCCACGGCGAGGAAGTCATCGGCTACCCGGGTCAGAACCTGTCAGACAGTGAACTGTTTGTTTTGGTGAAGACCGCCGAAGGCTTCGCGACCCCGCTTATTGCTGACGAGCTGCAACTTGATGAGACCGGCATGCGCATGATCGAGCGCAGCATCCTCAGCAAGCTAGGCGCCAAGAACAAGGCGCACATGATCACGCGCGGCTTCACCTTGGGCGTTCTGGCCCCGCAAGCGCTGTGCTTTATGCTGTGCCTTATGGCCGTCATGGAAACCGATAGTGACCTCAACCGGCCGCGCTCCCAGCGCCGCAGCCGCACCCTGACCGAACACTCCCGCACCCTGCGCACCTCCCCGTCCACCGCCGGCGGCACGCCTTCCCGGCAAATCCTCTTCGTCTGAACTATTCTTTAATTCTTTAATTCGTTATTTTCTTGATCCTCAACCAGAGGCGGCCTATACTCGCCTCACGTTAACGAATTGACGAATTAACGAACAAAGCGAGGGGTTTACATGGGCAAGCGTATGGGTGTCTTTTCTCAGAAAGGCGGTGTCGGTAAGACGACCATTTGTGAGGCGCTTGGGGTGACCTACACCGCAGGCGGCTGGGATGTACTGGTGGCCGACTTGGATATTGACCAATCATCCAGTTACGAATGGCTACTTGATCGGCTGCAAAATGAAAAACTTACCCCGATCAATGTCCAAGCTTTTGGCACAGCAGCCAGCGCGCTTAAAGCGTCAGAGAAATATGACCTGACCATTTTCGACGGCCGCCCATTAGCCTCATCAATGACCGCTGAACTTGCCAAGGTCTGCGACCTGATCATCCTGCCAACCGGCATGGCAAAGACTGACATGCGCCCTACAGTTCGCCTCGCCAATACACTGGTCGACAAACACGGCGTTGATCCTGCTCGCATTGCGTTAGTGTTGAACCATGTAGGTGGCAGCGACAAAGAGTTAGTCGAGTGCCGCAGCTATTTACTGCAAACCGACTACACGGTATTACCGTCGCTCTACGAACAGACGTGTTATCGACGCGCCCAAGATGGCGGCCTGTCAATCGTCGAAACGCATTTCGCCGGGCCACGCGAACAAGCCGACAACCTCATATCCGCAATTGACAGCATGCTGACCAAGCTGTCTAAATAATTAACGAATTGACGAATTAAAGATTTGGAGTATTACCATGGTTGCCACAGTTAAGAAGCCCGCCAGCACCGGCAAAGGTGCACCACCTGCGCGCAATGAGCCTTCCCCTGTGCTTGGCAATGCCACCGAAAAAAACGATCCACACAAGCGGGTACCGCTGAACTTCAAACCAGAGAACCGGTTCAAGGAAGCGTTAGATGACTTTGCCCACCAGCACAAACTGTCTTCCACTCGCGTAATGATTGCCGCCGTACTCGAGTACATGGAACGGCACGGCACGGACACCGAACACCTCAAAGACTTGATCCAGCCGCGCACCAAATAGTTACCCGCCAAAAACTCAAAGCCCCGCACTCGGCGGGGCTTTTTTGTGTCCGGACGGCGGTCAGCGCGGTTACTGCTCGACGGCAAACAACCGGACGCCGGCCTTATCGGCGAACTCTGCCAGAGTGTCCAGCTTTGCCCAGGTACGCACCGGCTCGCGCTGCGAACGGATGGTGTGCCACTCCGAAGTTGGCCCCCCCAAACGAAAATAGAAGGCCCACTGCTCGCCCTTGCGCGTCATCACCCGCGCGGCCTTACTCTCTCGAACAGCCCCGGCGCGCACCAGATCGAGAAAATTGCCCTCTTCGTAGCCCTTTCGCTTCATACGGGCCCCGATCGATCAACACGAAAGGTCAGCGACGACGCGGCCAGAAAACGCACCGCGCCGGCCATGACCTGCCCGTCCGGCAACGTCACACGCACGCTAACTGCGCCTTTCGACTCAGCCAGGTCGTGGGGAAAACTCAGTTCAAACAGCCCGGGCATCGTTTCACCAAGCGTCACATTCACCGAGGCGGCGCGCTCGATCGCGTCCGCGCCGGCGAACATCAGCGCGGCAGGCCCCACATACGAAAATGCCACTCTTACCTCTCACCCAATCAATCAGCCAACGCCGGCAGCGTACCAGAAGGTCGGCGCGTTACTGTAACGCCGCCTCAACCATCACCCGCCGGATCCGCCCAACTGCCGAACCTCGGCCTTGAAGCCGTCGACCTCATCCGCCGTCAATGCGCCCAATAGGCGCAGATCGCCCAGCCACGCGCGGGTCAACCGCTCGCTGTTCGGCGAGGTCAGGGCCAGCGCACACATCAGTTCAAACAGGGCATAGGTCAGCACCGACGCACCCGATCCGGTCACCTCAGGCCGCACCGCTTGCGCGATCCGCTCGGCCAGTGCAGCCACCTCGGGCGACAGCGTGCGCAGGTCACGCAGATCCTGTTCAAATTCCGGGGTAATCGGCAACGTCATAGCTGTTTCTCCATTAGTACCTTCTCGCGCTCTCGAGCCAGATCCGCCGCATGCTGGTAGATCCGACCGGCATTGGCATGATTCAGGCGCTGCAAGCGCTCCAGCGTCATCAATGAACCGTACACCTCGCCCAGCTTGACTGCGACTGACAACGAGTCCGGGGCGTTGATCAGATCCGCGAGCATCCACCGAACCATATCGACCACGTTGGCCGGCAGGGCGATGCCAATAATCGCGTTACTCATGCCGCACCGCCTTGCGTGCTCGCCTGCCCCGTCACCAGCTCATCCTCGGTTACCGCAAAAAACTCGGCACCAAACAGCGGCAGCGCCTCCTGCCAGCGCGGAATCAACCGCCGCCGCGCCGCCCCGGTCGCCGCGACCAGTTGCCCGCGATAGTCGCTCACCACCTCGGCGGGCAGCCCCATGCGGGTCACGCTGGCCAACAGTTGCTCGACAAAGCACAAATGCATGAACACCTGCGACAGAGTGGTCAGCGTGGTGAATTTCGCCAATTGCTCGGCCAAGCCGCTGACCCAGCGCGCGTGCGCCTGGGCAACGTCGTCCAGCGTCGACGGCTGATCGTCTCGGGCCGTCATGGCCATGGCGGTGTACATTTGGTTTGGCTCATTGCTCCCCCCAGCTTTGCATATCCACCTCGACCCACACACCGCGAGCGAGCCAGCCCGCCTCGGTTTTGAGGGCCAGCCATTGGCGCAGGGTGCCGCCGAACTCGCCGGGAGCGTCGATCACCGGGCGATCCAACTGGCCCGCGCTGACCGGCGTCACGACGCCCTCCCCCTCACGTTCTCCGAACTTTTCCACGGCCAGCGCTTGCGCATGCCCCGGACTCAGGGCGGCGAACATGTGCTGATCACCGACATAAAAGGCAATCAGGTTGCTGACCGGATCAGCCTCGGCGACCCACGCGGGGACGGGCTGGCTTGGATGAAGGACATGCGACATAAGGTGAATCTCCCTTTCTTACAATAGTTGTGACGCGTCACGCGCCGGCTTTTTCGAACAGCGGCCCGGCCGACGCCAGGCGCGAACACACGGTGCAACGCACCTCATAGCCCACCGGCCATTCCATGCGGCACGGCAGGCAGTGGTAATAGTCCGGGCGCAGCGCGCCTTTCAACTCGCGCCAACTGGTCAACATGGCGCTCTTGGCGCCGACGTGTTCGGCGGCCAAGTCCTGCACCAGTTGAATATCACTGTCGTATTCAATGGGGTTTTCCAGATCGATGACCCGGGTGTGTTCCGAGGATTGCGGGTAGTGGTCGCGGGTCGCGGCGAAATGAATGTGGTAACGCGGCATCGCTTGAATCTCCTTCCTTCAGTAAGTGGTGACGCGTCACGCACCGTTATTCGTCCGGCCCTCGATCCGCTCCAGCGCGGCGGTGTCACTCGCGACCAATTTGGCCAGCTCCGGTACCAGCCGCTTCAATTCTGGCAACAGCCAGGTGCGTGACCACAGGCGATAACGATGGGCCAGCTCGGCCTCCAGCACTTTTTTATGTTCCGGCGACAGATCGGCAGCGGTGAACGTCAGGCTCATGTCCGGGCCGGTAGCGGCCGTAGACAGAAGCTCGGCCGCGCGTTGTTTTTTGGTTCCGTTGACCTTGGGCATGACGTCTGTTCCTTGTCCGAGTAAGTGGCCGGTAATGCGTAAAATCACTTTATGTATAAATGATATATCACTTTCCCACAAAGTGATTCGCACGGACACAAAAAAAGACCCCCGCCACTCGCGTAAGTGACGGGGGTCATTTGACATAGCACACGTTATTCGTAACGCGGCGGGTCACTCGTTCGCGGTCAACGGCACTAGGTCACGCTCTAGCCCTTGGGCCATTTCTTCAGCTTCGCGCAGAAAACACTCGATGCTGTATTGCGCGGCCTTGGCGAACGTCATGGTGCCGTCTTGCAAATGATCCAGGCCCAGCGGATCGGTGCCCGTTCGGTCTTGAAATGCCTTGAACCAGGCACGCTGCTTGGCGGTGATGGTCACGGTCGTGGTCGGCATGGCGGGGGTTCCTTTCAGGGGGATTCGTTACGGGTCACGGACGGCTCCGGCGCGCCGCACTTGACGCAATAGCTGCCCGGGGTGAATTCGTTGTAGTCGTGCGGGCACGCGGCGCGCGCCTGCTGCTCGGTTAGCACCTGCTTGCGCAGCGCGCGCACCTGATCGAGCAAGGCAAAGATCGGCGCGTCCGGATCCGCCTCGCACGCCGCCGAAGCGTCCAGCCGGGGGATCAGGTCATTCATCTGGCCGAGGGTCAGGGCCAGCGGGTAACGCGGTTCGGTCGGCATGGTGGGGATTCCTTTCTATTCAGGTTCGTAAGAGGTCGTGACTTCAACACCGGGATGGCCCGCGCCCAGCTCGCCGGGCTCCCAATGGATCAGCTCGCCCTCTAGGCCGCGCTCACCGATCCAGCCACTCAACAAATAATCAGAGTCGAAGCTGTCAGGTTCCGGCTCCGGTGGACACGCCCAGTTCGCCGCCTCCAGCCGGCAGCGCGCTTGCTCCAATGTTTCGCCCGGACGCGCACCGTCGCGCACCTGATCGTCGGTCAGCGGCGGCAGCTTGCCGGGTTGCAATATCGGCATGGCGGGGATTCCTTTCAGTTCGGTTCGTTACGGGTAACGGAAAAATACGCCAGCGGCCGCTCAAACAGTGCGGCCAGTGCCTCGACGTTGACCGCGCTCGGTCGGGCCTTGTCGTCTTCCCACAGCGCCAAACGCGCCGAGGTCACGCCGATCCGCTCGGCCACGTCGGCACGCGTCCAGTTCGGCGCGGTGCGGCATGCGCGCAGACGCTCGCCCAGGGACGGCACGGACTGGCCGCAGGTCGCGCAGGCGGGGGTTTGTTCGGTCATGGCGGGGATTCCTTGGCTTGTATTACGCACATTAAACGGGGTTTCCATGGCTGCGCACACTGTGCGTCACCACACCCCACACTGAAAATTCGTCGCCTTCCATGATGTAGCGCGGCGGGTACTGCGGGTTTTCCGAGCGCAGCAGCGGCTGCGCCTCGCGAAAGTCCAGACGCTTGCACATCGGCTCGCCGTTGATCACGGCAATGATGATGTCGCCACGCACCGGCTCCCGCGCCTTGCTCACCACCAGCAGGTCACCGCTGTGAATGCCCGCGCCCTGCATGCTGTCGCCCTCGACGCGCACCAGATACGTCGCCGCATCGCGAATATTGAGCAGCTCATCGAGCGACAACACCGGGCAATCACCCAGCATGGCAAACGGATCAAACGACGGCATGCCGGCCGCCCTCTTCGCGCGTTACGCGTAACGACCGCCTCACGCCGCCTCCAACACCAGCGACAGGCGCCGCCCGAGCAAACCCAGCGCGCGCTCGACCTGCTCGATTTTCGAGGTATGCAGAAAATCCACCAGGCGGTCGACCATCTGCCGCGACACGCCCATACGTCGGGCCAGCTCGGCGCGGCCGACGCCTTCGTCACACATGGCGTTCCACAGCATGATCTTGGCCACGGTCAGCGCCGGCAAATGCAGCACCAACGTCGGATCGCTGGCCGGCGACGCGGCCGGGATCGGGCGGCGCTGCTCGACGTACAACGACAGCGCCGACTCCAGGCCATCAAGGGCTTCGGCAAACGCCTCGCTCAGGGTATCGCCGGACGCATTCATTTCCGGGATATCCGGGCACGACAACCACACGCCGGTCGGTTCGGTATGCAGCTCAAGCGGGTACTGGTACATAGGGGTCACCTCTTGGTGGTACAGCGTGGCCTCAATCCTTGAGGCCCAGCTGTTTGATGATGGTCTTGCGAAGCCCTTCGTGCATTTCCTTGCTGCCGTGATCCGCAAAGATGGTGGACTTGCCATTCAAGTAGACCTTGAAGTGACTGCCCTTGGCGCTTTTGAACTCAACGCCTTGGGCCACCAACCACCGCCGAAACTCGCTGCACTTCATATTTGAAAGTCCTTGTTCGTTTCGGTAAAGCCATTATGCAGCACTTGTGCTGCACTTGCAACACTTATGCTGCAACGATTATTCGCCGTCTTGCGGCCGGTAATCGGTCGAAAGCCCGGCGTTACGCAAACGCTGCTCCCACAACTGGATCGCGCCGTGCGCCTTGTTGCGCTCGCCTTCCAGCACCCTGCATTCGCGCTGCAGCGCGTACAGCTCAGCACTTAGGCCGGTGTGCTCGCTCTCCATTCGCTGCACCACATCACGCAGGCGCTCAAGCTCGACATTCAGTCGGGCCAACGTGACCTGCGGCACCACCACGCCCGTTTGATGTTCCTGATCCAGGACGCGCCTCTGCTCACGCCACTGATAGATCAACTGGCGCTCCTCCTCATCCAGAAGCATCGCCTTGATGCCCTGCTCTTCCTTGAGTTTGCGCTGCCGCTCGCGAAACGCCCGCTGCCGATCGGTGTTACTCATCGGCGCCTTGGCCTCAGGATCTTTTGGGGCATCACCGAACATGGCCAACTGACCATCGGCGCGCACGCCGGCCAGCGCATCGGCCAGCCATGGCCAGACCTTGCGGGCCTTCGGCGCGGCGTGTTCGGGCTTGATCGCTCGCGCCTTGCCTTCGCCGGCCAGCGACTCCAGCACCTCGGCGCGCACAGCCTGATCCACAGTGCGCCCAAGATGCGCCGGCGGACGCATGTAGTGATGACGAAAGCCGGTTTCGCTGACAAAAGGCTTATCAAAGTCCACCGCCCACAGCTCGGCGCCGCAATGGCTCTCCAGACCGTTCAAGCACATCTTGACCACGATGCGCATGCCGTCGACATCCAGCAGGAACTCGCCAGCCTGCCCCCATTCCGGGATCTGCCCCGGCCGCGCGGCCAACTTGGCTTCCAAGGCGTTCTGGATACCTGCACAACCGAAGTGGGTGCCACCGTTGAGTTTGATCACACAGGCGCGATAGACCAGATCGGCGTCATCCAGCGCCTGCACGTCACCGGCCAGCAGCGCGTCATGGTAGAGCTGCCGCACACGAAAGGCGCGCACTTCCAGCTCGGCCGGATCATCTGGCAAGGCGGCAACCGCCGCGATAAATTCGGGACGCTCTTCAAGGGGGACGTACTGGATCGACTTTGTTTTGCGGGCCATCGCGGGCACTCCTTAGCAGGCCCCGGCGCTCGCCGGGGCGGGCTTCCTTAAAGGTGGGTATCGAGGCCGGTAAGGCGAGTGAAGGCGCGCTGCAGATCCTCGCAATAAACTCCGTCCTCCCGGGCCTTTTCCTTGAAGTCGAGGCGCGCCCAGCGGCCGGCGATCACGTCGTAGGTGTCCATGGCATTCAGCTCAACGCGGATCATGTTCACGCCGCCCCGGGCGAAGTGCGCCGGCAGCTTGAATTGCAGACCTCGGGAGGTAGCCGTCAGCTCACGGGCGCCGGTCATCACCATGAAACGGCGGGCGCCGAGCTGTTCAAGAATGGTCGCGGCGACTTGCTGGGCATTTGTCAGGGGGCTAGCTTGTGTCATCGGGTCTGCTCCGGTGGGCGGCCTTGGCGTAATACCCGGCCTTGGAGCAGACTTTAAAATCATTTCGTTAATTCGTCAATTCGTTATTTCGTTAATTCGTTATCAACCTTTGGCGCCTCGGCCAGCCCGGCGTAGATGCTCAGTAGACGCCACACCGCATAGGGAGGTTCACCGTCACCGCCAATCCATCGCCGCACCTTTGGCTGCGACACACCGACCAGCATGCCGGCCTGACCCGCCGTCAGCCTCGCGACCCGTAGTAGCTCGCGAAACTCGTCACTGGTAGGCGGCGACCAACCCGGCGCGTAGGCATCAAACAACCCGGGACGATTCAACGCCAGTTCCTGTCGCACCTGGGCGGCGGTCATCGAGCGCGGAGGGTCGCCCGGGATTTCCAATTGTTCAGCGTCCAAGCGAAGCGCGGCGCGCATCGCTTCCCACAAATCAGGCGCCTCAAATTCTTCGCGTGACCCGTCACGCCGCAACAAAGCAAACATCCCTCAGCCTCCAATGCTAAACCGCCGGCAGTGCCGGCGGTTGTCGTTATTTCGTTATTTCGTTAAATCGTTATTTGCTAATCGGTCGGGGCAATAGCGCACCTTGACCGACACACCGTCATGCCAGCACGTCCAACCGGACGGCGAGGCCAGCAGCCCCACGCGGCCATAATCCTCGCACAGATAATAGCCTTGAGCCTCCAACCAAATGCCAATCCCCACCAACTGCACACGGTCGACCTCGGTTTGCTTGCGAAATTCAGGCACGGCCAGCATCAGGCAATCGCGTTGCGTTCCTCCGGCAATACGAACATTGAGCTGGATAGCGTAACGCTCAAAAAACGCCGCTTTCAAAGCGGCCACATGCGGTGCTTGTTTGGTCATCGGTTGAACCCCGGAGTGCGGCCTTGACGTAATGCCCGGCCTTGGGGCGAACCTTATTCCCGCTTCGTTATTTCGTCAATTCGTTATTTCGTTATCTTTTATTTGGACGCGCGGATCTGCGCAGCACGGGAGGGCGGCCGCAGCGATCGCACGCACGCGACCACTCGCGCAGGGCGGTGATGGCATGGATCGTTTGAGCAATCGCCCCAGACAAGCGCTGCCGAGCCAGCAGGCCGACAAAGAACGTAAGCACACCCCCCTCACTGTCGACTGGAGCGCTTGCGCGACCGACTGGCCGAAGGCGGCGCGTGAAGAAGCGAAGGGCCGCCACGCGGTACGGCGTCGGGCTCGGTCCAGGTGCGGCTCACAGCGACTGGAAGGCGCCTCGCTGACGGAACGGCGGCATCACTGACGCCGAGCTGTTCCTTGCCCCGCGCCTAGAGGCGCGAAGTGGGCAGGCATATTTATTTCGTCAGACCGTCATGCACCGTTGGCATGGTTTATGAGCTTTAAAGGCTCTTTCTTTATGCCTTGCGGTACCACTACACAGGAAAACTTGCAGCTTTTAAAAAACAAGGCTCATTGCTCGGCCGGCGCCGGCAACTTTTTTGCGCTGCGCGGACGGATCAAGGGTCAAGATCGAGAGAAGCGGGGGAGATTTGCAGGCCCTGTGCCGCCGCTGGGGGCGTTTACAGGTTGCGGACGAACGAAAGCACCGCCTGACGCGGTGCTGGTTGTGGCGGGGGTTATGGGCGGTAACGCTGGTTGAATAGCTTGCTGCGCTGCGGCATCGTCAGCGCCTGCGTGTCTGGATCGGCGCAGAAGGCCGTCCATGCGGCCGCTCGGGCGCGTGCGGCGTTCTCGGCGGCCTGAGCCTCAACCTGTGCCTGCTGACGACGGTGCTTGGCCTGGAAGGTGACGTGCGACTGCTTGCGGGTTTCACGCTCGGCCGCGTTCTTGATCAGCGCGTCTGTGCGCTGCTTGCCAAAGGTGGCCAACAGTTGGTTGCGCTTGGCTTTCTTTTCCGTGCGCGCTTCGGCGAGCTGGTAGCCCAGCCCCAACTGGATAAAGAAGCGCGGGCGGACGTTGATCGTTACGCGGGTGATCCAGTAACGGCCGTTATGGCAGATCCGGCGCATCTTGCGATAGACCATCTTGGACGCTTCCAGCGCGCCCATCACACGGGAAACCGTCCACTCTTGAAGCGAGGTGTCTTCTGACAGCCCGCGCTGCCGGTTGAGGCGAAATTCTCCGGCCTTGTCGAGGTAGCCCAGCACCAACGTGGCAATGTCCAAGCGGGCAAGGATCGGCTCGATCAGCTCGGCCAGCGAGTCCCAGCGCTTCTGGCTGGTACGGTAGCCGCTGGACTGGTAGGTGTCGAAGTCGCGCAGCCACTTGCACTGGCGGTTTTTGGCTTCTTCACAGACGCGTTCTGCGGCGGTACCGAGGAACGTGCGGCGCTGGGCGTCGGTCAAAGCGCGCGGCCGGCGCGGCTGGGCCGAGCGATCGACACGCTTGAGGCGTTTGGGCGGGGCTTTGGTCTGGACAACCGACAGGCCGTTGTAGGCCGCCGATGCCGGGGAGCTTGGCAGGTGGTGGACGGTGGCGGTCACGCGCTTCATAGCGAACCACCGACAGCCGGCGCCCAGCGCGAAACGCGGGCCAGAGGCTGCAAATCTATACGCCCCCGCACAAAGCCGGGGCGGCCTTCTAATGAGGCTTCGCCGATCATCCAAACATCCCTAATGGCTAGGGCTTGCTTATGCGGTGATCAGCTAATAGACTTCTACCTGCCCGGTTTGAAGCCAATATGTGCTGATTACCAGAAACCCCTGACCCGCCAAGGTCGGGGGTTTTCTTTTTTAAGCCTGCCGAAAATTCTCTAATTCTTCTTACTGCTGAGCCCCGAAGGGCTGACGGCGCTCAGAATAACGCGCCGATCTTTGGTAGTCCACAATTAGTGTAAATTTACACTTTCTTAAGCGAAACAACCGCATGCCGCACCGTCTCCAGGTGCAGCCATTCCCCCGGGTGGGCCTCAGGGTCATTGCCCTTCTGAAGACACATCCACGCAAGGTACTGAATTATCGCGTCGATAGTAGACGCTTGGTCACTTTTGATCAAAGGGTTTGGAGAGGGGGTGTTCGACATAGGGGGTTCCTTCCTACAGCAGTCGTTTCAAGTCGGGTGATTCTATCTAGAATCGCCCAATACTGGTTATATAAACAGTGGTGGCTTTTCGCTATTTTGTGTCGCGCATGCTACCTGACCTTTGCACACGCACCGCGATCCCTTTGTCGGATACGCCCACGCAAGCGCTCGCCAAGCCAGCAATCGGCTAGAACAACCCTCCCAGCGCTTCGGGCTCCCAATTCATAATCACCAATTCGCCGGTCACTTCTGCCTGCCCTTGGCGCTGGTTGGCAGTGGTGTAGCGAATGTCCAAGGTTTCAAAATGGAACCCCTCAAACACACGCCGGATGTCCGGGTGGTCGTTGATGCTGACCATCACCTTGCCCTTGCAGCGACGCATAAAGTCGGCCATCCGTTCGTAGTTCTCGAAAGGAAAATCCACGCCGTAGCCAGCCGTCTGCCAGTAAGGCGGATCCATGTAATGGAAAGTGTGCGGCCGGTCGTAGCGCTCGGCGCATTCCAGCCACGGCAGGTTCTCCACGTAGGTGCCAGACAGGCGCTGCCATGCTGCAGAAAGATTTTCCTCAATGCGCAGCAGGTTGATCGACGGCACTGTCGTGGCCGTGCCAAACGTCTGGCCGGAGACCTTGCCGGCGAACGCGTGGTGCTGCAGGTAGAAAAACCGCGCGGCGCGCTGGATGTCGGTCAGGGTTTCGGGGCGGGTCATTTTCTGCCACTCGAAAATCTGCCGCGAACTGAGTGCCCACTTGAACTGGCGCACGAATTCCTCAAGGTGGTTTTGCACGACGCGGTATAGCGTCACCAGGTCGCCGTTGATGTCGTTAAGAACCTCGACCCGCGACGGCTGAGGCTTCATGAAATAGAGCGCGGCACCGCCGGCAAAAACCTCAACGTAGCATTCGTGCGGTGGGAAAAGGGGGATAAGGCGATCGGCCAGACGGCGTTTGCCGCCCATCCAAGGAATGATGGGAGAGGACATTAAAAGCAAGTTCCTTTGCTGCATGAATAGACAGGTGCTAGGCTCGCCGCGCTTCGTGCACGGAGTAAGAGCCTTGGCTGGACTTGCAGGGAGATTCTGCGGGGACGGCGGCCGGACTGGATGTTGACGCACCCAGCTCGGTCGCTCTTTTCTACTTCGGTGCTGACACTTCTTTGGCGTAGGCCTGACAGGCCGCCAGCGCGATCAATCCTCGATCGCCGTCACCGGTGATGCCGACAATTCGTTGAGCATGCGCTGGGTCAAGTTCGGCTCTTGTGGTGCCATGAACCACGCCGCCGGCGGTGGGGGTGGCTGACACCCCGTCTGCACCGGCGCCGGGGATGGCGGCGAGTAGGACTGACAGCCGGACATCAGCAGTGGCAAGGCGATCAGACAGGCGTTGCTGAGCGTTCTTTGCATCGGATAGATCCTTGTAATGAGTTTCATCGTTGCGCTGCAGGCGCCCTTCCAGAGCCACACGCTTGCCCTGCTCGATCACCAGCGCACCCACCGCCGCCTCAGCGGCCGCACGGGCCACATCGGCAGACTTTTGCGCCTGCTCGGCCAGCGCGTTACCGTAACGCCAATCCTGCACCACCCAACTGCCGGCAGCGCCGGCGCCGGCGATCGCCAGCAGTACCAGGACAACCACCCACGGACGCATCGGCGCCGGAATCAGATCGAGGATGGACATAGCACCGCCTTGGCCTTGGCCCACAGTTCGCGTCGCTCAGCACGGCCGGTGTCGGCACCGTTGATAGTGCGACTGATCCCGTCGAACAGGCCGGCATCGGCCAGATCGTTAAGGCCTCGATCCCACCAGTACCAAGCTGCCGACAGCGCGGCGTATTCCGGCTGCTCGAGCAGCTCCGGCCGATTGAGCAACGGCAAGCCCAACGCCTGACCGCACAAGCGGTAGGTGTCGCGGCCGGTGATTTGAATCAGGCCGCGCCCCCGGTAGCGGTAGCCATCCCCCGAGGACTCGGGCCCGTTGCCCATGCGATTGGCATAGACGCGATTGGCCATCTTTTCCGTGTTGCGCAGGTAGCCTTTGGCGTCCTCGATCTCGGCCGGCTCGGCTCGGCTGTTGCGGTTCTTGTCGAACCCCGTTTTGAACAGCGCCACAACCCGCTCGGCGTCCTTGTAGTAGAGACTTTCCGACAACTTGGTCAGGTGCTGCGACTCGTGCCCGCATTGCGCGATAAACGCCGCCTGCCGCACCGGTGACGTGATGCGGAACCGCGTCATGGCCGTTTCCAGCGCAGACACAAAAACGCCCGCTACAGGGCGGGCGTTAGGGAGGATCTGCAGCAACTGCTGCTGAGTAAGTGACATACAAACTCCAGACATGAAAAAGCCGCACTCAGGCGGCGATAGGATGCGTTTATTGCTTCTCGATATTCACGACCTTGAGGGGCGGCTTGGCCTCTTTCTCTTTCTTTTTCTTACCCTTGGATTTACCTGCTTTGCCGGCATTGCATTCGACCGTGGTCGACCAGCCGGACTGGGTGAACACCTGTTCAACGGAGTCCGCCAGATATTCACCATCAAGACCTTCCTTGAAGCCTTGGGCAAGAATCGGGCGCTCGGCAAAAATGTCGGTGCGGCCGGGCATCTCAAAGCGAACGTCGGCGGTCGAGCGATTGAACGCTGACAGACGGGCCTTGGCCGCTG